CTGTCTGAGAGCCCAGATAGCGTTAGCATCTGGGTCATCCAACAGGTTGCCCGTGTCAGAGAACACACGAGAGAGGAAACCCCTAAGGAAATTGGGGAGACCTCGGGCGTAACGAAAGTTCGTCACGTCTTGTCTCGGCCAAACACCGTCTCGAAGACCTTTCTCAAGGGCCTTTGAGAGTGTTGGCAAGGTGATGGTCAAAAACTCATCACCTTCGCGTTCTGAACGAGATCTGATGTAATCAGCATCTCGATCCACGTGGACACCGACAAAACGTCCTGCATCGAGCAGGACGGCCAGCTGGAGAGTTACCAGGCTTTTCATGTCTCCCTTTCGGGTTTCATCCAGCCAGTAACTCGATGACCTTAGGACCGACGGCTCGCAATCAGGCCGAAAGCCGTGATGCTGATGGAAATCAGCACCACGATTCCGACTGTGATGAGAGCCTCAGTCCCACTCACCGCTCTCCACCAAGGATCTTCTTCAGAAGAGCCTTCGTGGACGCTCCGAGCGCCGTAGTAAGCGCATCGTAAAGCGCCTCCGCCTGAGTGGCCGTGATCCCAACAGGGATCGACGAACCAACAGAGACGGAGTACGGGACACGTGCCTTGAGCCCAGTGATGGGGTCAGTCACGATCTCGTACTTCACGAGGGAGATGGTCGCACGGTTGACGCCCTTCTTGTCAGTCTTTTGGGTGACAAAAAGGTCAACATTGTTCGTGCGGTCCGAGTAAACGTTCGTTTCCGGACGTTCCTCGAGACGGGGCAGAGTAGATGCCGTACCAGAAATGGTAACGGCCTGCGGGTCAGTAAGCACTGGTTCTCCTATTTTCTGTGGCAGTAGTCCACTGCCGGGGGATTTGGGTTGGGTGTGTATTTCACACTCGGACCTTTGTGAGGCCAAGTGCTGCGAGGATGGATAGCTGACTCGTGTTGAGTCCGCCGTTCACCCCCAGCGTGAATCCGAAGGGATTCGCTCGAATACGCCGCTTCACGGTGGTCGTAGAATGTGAGTAATACGTTTTCGGTCCTTGATAGGAACCGCCAAACGGATCTCTCAGATTCTTCGCAGAGAAGTAGTGGTCTTCCACTACCTCCTCCATCGCATAGGCGTACTCGGACATAACTCGGTTGGAAAAGGCTGTTTCCATGCCTCGAATGGCACTGCCGATGTCGGCATACCAATCGACCAACCAGGACCAAGGAGCGAGTTCCCAAAGAACAGAGGGAGTGATCTCAGTATCAAAGAGCGCGTCAAAGCGATCTTGATACTTTTTGGGATCAAACCCAGCCTTTGGGACGAAGATGAAGTTACCCTCAAACCATCGACGAGTCATCGTCTTTGATCCATAGGTGCCTTCACCAGTTAGGATACCTGAGACCGTAGTCCCAGTTCCGTAGCTGGCTATCGAGGTAAATGTAGACGGAATTCTCCGACCCACATCAACCGAGATAGTCCCCGACCAGGAGCCGCTTGTGGAAGCGGTAACTGGCTCTTCTCCAAAATACCGGTGCACTCGACCCACCGGCCCGAATAGGCCGTTGGAGATCGCCATCAGTCCGATGGCGACGTCTCGAATGCTGGCCAGCAAGGGTTCCCACCCGAACTGGACATTGAGGTAATCACCTCCGACACCCTTCAAGTCCCATACCCCTTTCTTAAAAGATTGGGGTAGGAGAGACGGAAGCTTCTCAAGAGAAACTTCGCCAAGGATTGTCGCAAGTGAAACCTCACCGGGCTTCGTGGCCAATCTAGCGTACCACGTCGCACCGAAGTTCGACAAAGTCGAAATCGGAACAGCAGGGAAGGAAGTATAAGTACGTCCTCCCGAGCTGAATGCGAGCGCGGTATTGACATAGGTCTGCAGCTGAGACCCAGCCATCCGTGAGAAAGACAGACGCGTACCCTTGCGGGTATGCTTCCGAAGTTCCCATGGATGACCTTTGTCAGGCATGATCCCGCCTATAAGAAAATCACCCGCGAGGGTGCGTTTCTTCCAGTCGTTAAGACTGGTGAAATAGGAGTAGGGATCAGCGACATTGTCCGGAACACCAACGACTCTCTCGCCCTTAGGCAAGCGAGTTCTGAAACCGATTTCCTTAGAGCCCTCAAAGACGGATTTACCGTCATTGATGACAATAGGAGAAGCGGTTCCATTTTGCGTTGTCCAATAGCTTTGTTCGCTATTGGTTGTGTTCTGGACGTCGTAGTATGGCACAGCAGGTCCTCCTTCGGTGGAATATCAGGGATAGGTTACACAGTATACCTATCTGATGATAC